GAGAAGGACGACGGAAAGAGTTACGAATACCAGACTCCCGCCGTCTCGATGGTAGAGAAAGAATGTACTGTGTTTGCGGCGTCTATCGAGCAGAACCTGGCTGGATGGCACGTCGGCATCATGAAACTGGACGACGTAGTTACTAACGAGAACTCCCAGACGGTAGACAGAATCATAAACATCAACAAGCAGGTAAGCATTAACGCCGCTATGTTGCACCCGTATGGATTCTTTGACAAGATTGGAACGTGGTACGATTCTTCTGATACTTACGGACAGGATATCCTCAACCGTAAGAAGTTTGTGGAAGAGGGCGGTAGCGAAGCACAGTTCCCGATGAAGATTTACATCCGTCCTGCGTGGTGGCAGAATGCCGAAGCGCGGGCTCAGGGTAAAACCTCTTCTGAAATGGGCGAGGGTGATTACGACTATTGGTTTAACATACCCGAGAACGAACACTCGCTTACGTTTAAGTTTTTACAGCACAAGAAAAAGACTGATCCTTGGTTCGCGATTAAGTATCTCAACGATCCAACTCAGTTACACACGATTAAGTTCCCCCGAGAACTTTTGGTTCGTAGAACCATACCTGCAGCGATGTTGCCCAACACGGGCATGATTGTTACTTGCGTCGATACCGCGTATTCAACGAAGTCGTGGGCGGATTATACCGTCATCATGTCGGCGCTGATTTATGGCGGTAGATTCTATATCATCGACATGAAGCGAGGCAGGTATAACGAGTTTGAACTCCCAGCAATGATTGCAGCTACGGCACTCCAGTGGAAACCTCGCCGAATCTGTATTGAGGAATCCGTAGGAGTGAAGTGGATGGGGCGTGAAGCCTATCGAGAGATGGACAAGTTGAAAGTCCGAGTTCCGATTGAGTGGGTATCGCTCGGTCAGGGCAAGAAGACGAAATCCAAATCTGAGAAAGCAGGCCCTGTATACAACTACCTCGGTCAAGGGAAATTGTTATTTCTAAACTCGTGCCCCAGTCTTGACGAACTTTATGACGAACTGTCTAAGTTCGGGACAGCCGCGTCCTTACACGACGATATCGTGGACGTGCTGGCGATACTGGTAAATCAGTTTTGTGCCTATGCCGAGAACGAAGCGAAAGTATCCGCGGCTCAGGATTCGTATTACGATGCGAAGCAACAGGCGGCTTACAACCAAGTCTATAACGGAAAAGCAGTAGATCAATCTCATATGGCGGCACTGGAGGCGGCGTTCCCTGCACATTCAGGAGAACCGATGCCCACAGGCGCGGGTCTGGGCTCTGATTACTGCGACCCGTTAGGCGAGGCAGGGTTATTCGGCTAGGAAGGACCCATATGGCAGAACTAATAGGCGAGGTTAACGCGGTGACTCGCGACGGTGATCCTAATGGTAGCCTCACCCCTCAGGACTTTAAAAATAATCAGACAGGCGATCTCCCTATTAATAAAGAGTTGGCGCTAGTTTGCCGTTCAGCCGAACTTGCTAAAGCCTTTATCCAGAATCGTCAATGGACATTATTGTGGCGAGACGCCGACATACTTTTTCAATCGCCCCGTCCAATGACGGTGTATGAAAATACGTATGTTCTGGAACCGAACGTTCAACGATTTACCGTTGCTAAGGTATGCAACGCGGTAGTGCCGCAGCTATATAAAGGTTTGTTTTACGACGACCCCCCGATGCTGCTTCGCCCCCGCCCGGGCACAAGTCAGAAAGTAGTTGATGCAAAGACATCCCTCTATTCGTACATTCTTGACGAATGTAAATTCAAGAACCACGTCAAGTGGGGTCTTGAACAGATGGCTCACCTCGGCACGGGTATCTTTAAGTGGGGATACGACTGGAAAGAGATTGTAACCGTTAAGAGAACAGCTGCGACGGCTAGAGTTAGTACTCCGAACCCCGATGGTTCGATAGGCTACGAAGACGTACCGCAGGACGTTCCGCCAAATATTGAGCGCAAGGTAAAGATTGTGCCGATGCCGTTTTTCGAGCATCGTCCCCTAAACCGAGTGCTCGTTGATCCACAACTGGAAGTCTCGGATATCCGAGAAGCCCGTTGGGTTATTGACATTCGATACATGGACTGGTATCAGTTCACCGATTTGAAAAATTCCGTTAAAGGCGCGGTCGCAGACGGCGAAAACGGCGTAGTAATTGATGGCTGGAATTTCCCTTCAGACGCTCAAATCTCTGCAATGTGGAACGGACAACCCGGACAGCAACTCCAAGATTTAGATATGACGACTCAGGTTCGAGGCGTCGTATTTCACTCGGAAGAGGTAAATGCTCAAACAAGCCCCGACCCTCGTCGCACGAAATTAGAGGTTATGGAGTATTGGGACAATGGGCGCAAGATTCTTGTCCTTAATAAAGAGAAGGTAATCTACACGGGTGATAATGAGTTTAAGAAAATACCGTTCTTATCCTCTAACTGGTGGAATCGTTCCCGAGCATTTTACGGTATGGGTTTAGGATTGATCGTCGGTCAGAATCAGCGCGTTGATCAGGGTATGATTAACTCGATCCTGAAGATTTTGAGTTACGGCGTCAACCCAATTTACCTACGCAATCGAGATGATAACGCTCCAACACAAACTATCCGCACTGGACTCGGTAAGATTCTGAGCGTGACGGACACCGAGAAGTCCTATAAACTTCTTGAATCCCCGAAAGTACCCGGAGACGTGTGGAGTGCTTTAAAGGAATCCGAATCAGCCACAGAGAGTTCTTCGGGTGCAGACCAGACGCTCGTTCAAGGATCGTCTGCTGGACCCCGCGCAGGTATGGGACGCTCTGCTACAGGTGCAAATCTGATGGCAGGTGCGTCCGCAACCCGACTTGACGGACCTCTTGATAATTTTATTGAACAGGTTTTCAAACCGTTCATCGGCATTATTGACATGCTGGTGTTTACGGTGATGTCGGATTTTTCCATTCGACACATCCTCGGTAAAAAAGAAGGTGCGGATTTTCTGCAGAATTTTAGTATGCAGGAATTTCACGACGCTCAGATCGAGTATGAAGTTCTTGCAGGTGCGTCTCTCGCTGCAAAGAGAACGATGGCTCAGTCGATGGTTATGCTTACGCAAATCCTCGACAATCCGCAAATCCAGAGCATGCTGGCAGAAGCGGGCAAGAAAATCAATATGGAGCCAATCATCGATATGTGGATGGAAGCTTCAGAATGGAAGAACAAGAACGATATCGTCACTGACATGACGCCAGATGAAATCAAACGTCGAGATGCTAATTCAAAGGCGGCTTTGCAACAGCAAGCGATGCAAGCAAAGCAGCAAAGCGATCAGCAGAAATTCCAACAGAAACAGCAACTTGAGGATCAGGCTTCAGACAACCGAATTAAACGCGATATCACCCGGGAAGCCGCAAGGGCTAGCGGGATGAGCGAAGCGGTTAATGGTACTCCATCTACGCAAGGGTTGGAGGGAATGCAGCCGACGGTTGAGTAATCGATAAGCGTCTACGCTGGGATACCGCCCGTAATCGTAGACCACGGGGCACGGTGACCGCGAGGTGCGTGCCACAACTTTTAGGAGGAGTATGGAAGACAAAGTAGATATAGCCTCAATTGGCTTACAGCCTTTGTTTAAGATGGATCAACGCCAACGCCTGATTATCTCTGGATACGTGCATACGGAAGCATTCGTTCTCATCCAACGCATGTTCGAGGATGAGATCAAACTGCTTAATCAGAAATTGGTAAATACGGAACCGTCTAATAGAAATGAAGTGCTGGCAAACCACGTTATGGTAAAGGCTGCTGGCATGTTGTATCAGGGTTTCCTGCAACGCATTAAAGAAGAAGTCACTATTGCCGGAAATGAAGTCTCTACCGTCGGAACTATCAGCGATCCCGAAAGGCCGTATTATCCACCTGAGTTTGAAGGGCAAGAACTCTTCTGATGCCTTATAAAGATTACGAGTATAGAAAAGTTCGAGCGAAGAAATTGCAAGTTTAAGGTTTTAAAGAGGAGGAGAAAATGGGTTATACACCTAGTCAAATTGATGCGATGTCTGCGAGCGAATACGCCGCAGCTTTACGTGATCCTGAATTCATTAAGGCCGTTGATGCAATGTCACCAACCGCGGCAATTCTTGATCCAGAGACGGGAAATCCAGTAGCCGAGCCTGTAGTTGCGCCGCCAGTTGCGCCCGCGCTCGTTGCACCCGCGCCGGAGCCTGTTCAGCCTGTAACTGAGCAGCGATATGAGTGGCAACCCACGGACGCTAATGGGAAACCGTTGGGCGGAAAGCAAGTTATTACATATAAGAATCA